TGGTGCAAATACAGCCAATCAACTTGTACAGCTTACAGCAGCTGCCAAACTTCCAGCGGTTGATGGTTCACTTTTAACTAACATCACAGCAACAGATTCAACCAAGCTTGCGATTGCTAATAACCTAAGCGACTTGAACAATGCTGGAACAGCAAGGACCAATCTAGGTGTTGCAATCGGTTCAGATGTGCAAGCACATGATGCACAGCTTGATGATATTGCTGGTTTAACTCCAACAGACTCCAATTTCATTGTAGGCAATGGTTCAAACTTTGTTGCAGAATCAGGTGCAACAGCTCGAACAAGTTTAGGATTGACCATTGGAACAGATGTGCAAGCACATGATGCACAGCTTGATGATATTGCTGGACTTGCAACAACAGACGGTGGTTTCATTGTAGGAGATGGATCGAACTTTGTTTTAGAATCAGGTGCAACTGCTCGAGCGTCTTTAAGCCTTGGATCAGCTGCTTTACTTGAAGCTGGTGCAAATACAGCTAATCAACTTGTTCAATTAGATGCAAGTGCAAGGCTTCCAGCGGTTGACGGTTCACTTTTAACCAATCTTCCAGGTGGAGGTGGTGGAACACGTCCAACGGTTGCTTCAATCACTTCTGACACAACAATTTCAAATCCAGCTGCAAGTGTTTTGGAGCAAGTGTATTTAGTAAGTGGATCAACATCAACAGTGACTCTTCCAACTGCAAGTGGTAATGAAGGCTTAAAAATTCAAATTAAAAACATGTTGTCTTCTGCAGTGACTGTCGATACGCAATCAAGCCAAACCATTGATACAGCGTCTTCTGCATCTTTAACAAGTCGATTTGAATGTTTGACTTTTATTTCTGATGATTCAAATTGGGTAATTATCTAATGACTTACTTAACAACTACACTGACAGATCAGAAGACGAATCTCAGTTTTCAAAAAACGACTGTCACTGCATCTCAAAATGTGACCACTACTTATACCTTGGTAGAAGGTGGTCAGATGACGTATACACCAACGTCTTCAAGTGCAGAAGTGATGATTGAGTTTTCAACTGCTTTTGCTCGAAAAGATCCGGATAACTCGACTTTGTTTAGAGTGCAAATTGGAGATACAGTTGGAACGCTTGGAGATGTGGTGACAAATAACACTGATTATTTCAATGGGTTTGCTGGAACTGTGACTTCTGGTCTAGTCAATACTTCTGATGTAATTACCTTGAAATATAAATTAAGTGGATGGAGTGGAGCAAAGATTATTCAAATTCAATGCAAGGCCATTGGTGGAGCGCTTGAAAGTATTGTGAATGCAAATAAAGTCACATCTTCTTCTGCAGATCTTCTCTACAATCCAACCATGATCATGTATGAGGTGAGCTGATGACATACCAAATCCAAAGTACTTTTGATGAGAACTTTAAAATCTTATCTAATCTCAATCCTTCTGCTCTTACATTGACAACTACTTACCAAGAAGTTCCTGAATCCTATATTGATTATATTCCTTCACCGTCTTCAACTTATGTGGTTTACCAATTCAGTGCCTATTTTGCATCAAATCAAGGTGGTGATACAGGAACGCTTGAAATTAATTGTAAGTTTAAACTGCAATATTCTGATGATAATGGATCAAACTGGTCTGATTGGGGAGATAATACGGAATGTTATATTGGTTCAGCTGCTTCAGATGTATCACAGCGTTCAACCATTGATTTAAAATGGACCTTGGATGCAAGTGGATGGACTTCTGCAAAACGTCTTCGAGTGCAATCTAAACAAGATAGTGGATCAAATACCATTCTTCATCAATTAGAAACGTTCTTTGATAGCACAGGTGAACGCACAGACACCAATAAATATGGAACTTCCGTTTCTTGTTACTCGGTTGATTAAGGAGTGAAACATGACGTATTTAAGAAGACGCAAGATTCAAAGTTTAGATACTGTATTCACAGCAAATACAAGCACTCAAGCAATTAGTACAACAGTCTTGGATGTGAGCAATTCAGAGATCACATTCACACCACCAACAGGAAATTTTCAGTTTGTTGTTTTTGAGTATACTGTGCAATATCATAATGATCCTGATAACAATAATAACATTAATTATGAACTCCAAGAGAAGATTGGTTCAGGTTCATATGCCGCTTTAGGTAGTGGCTATCGAGTGCAAGAAATCACAAGGACTGTTCAATATCAATCAACCATTACAGGCCGCTTTATGATTCCAATCTATTCAGGTGCTAGAACGTATAAATTGACAATGCGAGCAAGTGCAACCAATCGAGAAGTCACACTGCATGAAACCAATGAACCTGAAACCTATTCTCCAATTTATCAAATGTACTGTGTTTAAAATATGTTTAACTTTAATTTAGATTTAAAGGACGTGGATAACATCCTAAAGAATCCAGCAGCTATTGTTGGATTGATTCTTGTCTTGATTGCAATTTCAATCTTGTTTGGAATGTCACTTGCTTCATCTGATCCAAGGGTTGTCTGTGCTGAACAGATCAAGGTAGTCTTCGAGCAACGGCAGCTGATCACTTCGTTGGAGACTGAAAAAGCACAATGTGTTTCTAGTGGTGAAACGTCGTGTATTGAGAGAGAACAGCGTCTTTGCAGACAAGAAAAGCAAGACCTGAAAGCAACGTGTGACCGATTGATTGAAGAGGTTATTACAGGAAGAGGTGGTGATTGATGTTTTTATCATTGATTATTCCAACACTTTTACAGCTTGGGTTTGCAACCATTTATTTGGATGATGGACATAAGATCTCTTCTCAATATGTGCAAAGTGGAACAGTCTCACCCTATTCAGGATTTGTTGTGAAGGCTGGTGACATGTCAGACATTCAGGTGTCATTAAATGGAAATAGCTGCTTGATTCGAATTAGTGAAATTAAACATAGATTTGAAGTAGAGGTTGGTCAAACTCGCAAGAGATGCAACAAAGAAATCCAAGTCTATAAAGATCTTCTTGACGAATCGAAGAAACTCAATGAACATCTAAAGCAAGAACTGAAACAAGAAAAGACTTTCTCAAAGCGTCTTATCATTGGATCAGTTGGAGTAAGTGTTGCACTAACAGCAACAGCCATATTCTTTGCTATTAGATGAGGAAACCATGCAAAATGAAATTATGGGTGAAGTGGTCTTTGCTTCACAATACGCAAGAGAAACACCAACAGGGCGTGAATCTTGGGAAGATGCAGTTGAACGTGTTGTCAACATGCACAAGGAGAAATATCCAGAACTTTGTGAAGAGATTGATGATGCATTTAACCTGGTAAAGCAGAAGAGGGTTGTTCCCTCTCAAAGGTCCATGCAGTTTGGTGGAAGAGCAATCCAAAGACGAAATATGAGGATTTACAACTGCACCTATTCACCAGCAGATAGACCACGTTTTTTTAGTGAAATGCTTTGGTTGCTTCTCTGTGGATGTGGAACGGGTTTTTCAGTACGCAAGAGCGACATTGAAAGACTGCCTAAGTTGATCTCGAAAGAGCAAAGAGATTCAAGGAAAGCAGCCAAGTACATTGTTCAGGACTCCATTGAGGGTTGGTCGATTGCTGTACAGACTCTCCTTGATTCGTACTTCTTTACAGATATGTATGATCACTCCATTGATTATGATCCTGTCTTTGACTTCTCTTTGATTCGTCCAAAAGGATCACCTATTTCATCAGGTGGACTTGCACCAGGTTCAAAGCCTCTTGAGACATGCTTGGAACAAATCAAAGAAATCTTGAACACTCGTCTTGGTAAACGTCTAAGGTCTATTGATGTTCTTGATGTATGTATGGCCTTATCGGCAGCTGTGCTTTCAGGTGGTGTAAGAAGATCAGCATCCATCTGTTTGTTCGATGAAGATGATCCTTTAATGATGCGTGCAAAAACGGGTGATTGGTGGAAGACACATCCAAATCGAGCCTATGCAAACATTTCTGCAACTGTCCTTACAACAGGAAGTGAAACACCTGAAACTGTAAAGCGGGTGGTCAACCTGAATCAACAATGGGGTGAACCTGGTTTATTCTTTGCTGAGAGTGAAGACTTTGGGACAAATCCATGTTGTGAGATTGGCCTCTATCCATACCTGATTCAATCACCAAGTGGAGAGACTCAAGGCCATATTCCTTTAATGCTCTCTCGAAAGAGGAAGGATCTAGAAAAAACAGGATGGATGTTTCGGAGTGGTTGGAGTGTATGCAATCTCACAGAGATCAATATGCAGAAGAATCGGACTCCTAAAGAGTTCATTGAAGCTGCTCGAGCCGCGTCTTTCATTGGAACACTTCAAGCTGGATACACTGAAACAGGATATCTGACACCCGTTTCAAAAAGGATCATTGAACAAGAAGCCTTGATTGGTGTTTCACTTACAGGAATGTATGCTAACTCTGATCTTTCCTTCTCTCCTATGTTGCTTCAAAGAGGTGCTGAAGAGGTGGTAAAGGAGAATATAAGAGTTGCTAATCTGATTGGAATTAACATTGCTTCAAGGACCACATGCATCAAACCAAGTGGAAACACTTCAACTATTCTTGGAACTTCAGCAGGCATTCATCCATTTCACTCTGAAAAGTGGATTCGCACAATCCGCTTAAGCAAGATCAATCCAGTTTGGATGGAGATCAAGGAAAAGCTTCCACAAGTCTGTATTGATCTTCCTGGTGATACAGGCATTGTGAAGTTTGCTTGTTCAATTCCCAATGTAGATTCTTGGGTACGAAAAGAGATCAGTGCAAAACAGCACCTGAATCAAGTAAAGCTTGTTCAGAATCATTGGGTGCTTCCTGGTAGTATCAACACTCGAGTTGAAGGATTAACACACAATGTTTCAAACACTTGCACAATCAAGGACCATGAATGGAATGAAGTTGGTGATTGGCTTTGGAAGAATCGAAACAGTGTAAGAGGTGTGGCTATGCTTGCTGATTATGGTGAAACTGTTTATGAGAATGCACCGTATCAAGAGGTAAATGATGGAGGATGGATTGAAGCTGAATGGAATGCTTTAAGGCTTGCTGATTGGAGTAAGATTGATTTGACCAGTATCTTTGGAGGAAATGATGCACTATTGACGGGTGGATGTGATGGAATGAAATGTGAACTCTCATAAGAGTTCTTCAAGCAATAAGTGGAAGAGTCTTCATGATGTGGTCATACAGATCAAAATCGTAAAGGTTTTGTTCTTGAGTGATTGTATAAATGATCTTCTCTCGTGTTGCCTCATCTAACAAATCTCGAGCAACCAACTTTTGAGTATATCGAGCGAGTTCAGAGAAGACGGGGGAATGACTCCAAAAGATCACGCGTTCACAATATCCCTCTAAATCTCCATCACGGTCTTTTTCATAATGCGTTCCATACCAAGCATCAAACATTGCTGCCATTGCATCTGTATCATGCTCTTTCAAATCGAGTGTGTTTAGATTCTGATCAGCAAGAAAGATTCGTAGAGGTGAAAACATAACTGGATAGAAGAATTGGCGAAAGTGGCCTTCATTCATCTTGCTTGGTTCAATATTAGCTTGAAACTCTAAAGCTTGAATTGCTTCATCAATATCAATCTTTTCATCACTGAGTTCAGCGCATACGGTTTGAATGCTGGTGAAGTCTCGCAAGTGGAAACGCTTTGGTTGTTCAACTTGTGGAGATGCAACAGGAGCTGGTGGATTGCTTACTTTACCGTTTTTTTTTAGGTCATAAGGGATTTGTTCACCATTGGCTGCAAGAGAAATGCGAGTGATTTCATCCTCATCATCCAAGATCATTTCTGCAAGTTCATCAGGTGAATTGGCTGTACCAATGATATCAGGAAAGACCAATCGACAGATAGCAGTCAAGGCACGTTTACCACACATCACAAGTGGCATTTCTCGCCATACTCGTTTGTTTTGTACACCACGCTTGATTGCATGTTCCATAGTGAAAGTCCATTGATGTACAGTCACATCCAATCCATACTCTTTAGCAAAATCCAATTCATCAGAACGCATTGCCTGGTAAGATACACCAAAAGAAGAAGGATCGATATTGCCTTGCTCATCTTTTACAGGAGTAAGAACAGTAGCCTTGAGTAATGCACAAACCTTCTTTCCTGTAGTTGGATCAATCCATGATCGAACGATTCCAGCCATTGAATCAGCATTGAGCGCTGGCTTGCCTTGGATACAGTAAGTCTGACTTAGACAAGCCAACGGATTATGATTGAACAGATGACCAAATGTGAGAAAGCATGAAACATTGTCATTATATTCACGTTCACTTTTAGAGAAATTACGAATAGCTTGATCTTGGTTTTGTGTGAGCATAGTGTGTTCCTTTCTATATGCTTAGTGGTTGCGTGTTGCTCGAGCAACTGAAACGGCTTTAAGGATTTGTGGTTGGACGTTCTCAATCTTCGGGTTTGCCTTTCTATATTCGGCAGTCTTGGCTTGGAATTGAGAATGAAGGAAAAGGACAAAAAGAGAAAGAGAAATGAATGCAATCCATTCACGTCTAGCTGCTCTAGCTGCTCGAGCTGAAGAAGTAAGTTTTTTCATTATAGATACTCATCAAAGTCTTGGGTTGTGTAAGAAGAACCACACATATCGTTTAGAGTGGCACAAAGGATGAAGAAGAAACGGGTTGAACCAGGTGTCTTATGATTCAGGACATTAGACAAGTGCTGTTGAGTATATCCCATTGAATCAGCAAGGTTTCCAAAAGTATACCGTTGCTTTTTAAGTGTTTGTTGGATTTGATCTTTCATGTTTGATCTCCTTTCATGTTTTAGGTTTTAACTTTTTTTTAAGATTATGTCAAACACTTTTTAAAATAAAATTAAAAAAGTTTGCAAAAAGATTTAAGACACTATATAAATGATCTTAAGAAAGGAGGTGTTCAATGAATGAATACCGAATGAGACAAGAGGTTTTATCCAATCCTGATCTCACTTCAACAGAAAAGATTGTGATGTTTGCAATCTTGATGAAAGTGGATTGGAAGACCTTCCAAGGCCAAGTAAGTGTAAGCTTGATTGCTGGATTGACTTCGAACACTGAACGCACTGTGAAACGTGCATTGAAGAAATTAGTGGAGAGTGGATGGATCACTCGAGAATCAACCCGTCTGAATTATTCCAAGTCAACAGCTGCTCTCACTACTGTTTTATTTAACAATGTCAAGAATGACACCAGTGTCACCAATGACACTATGACAGTGTCACAGATGACACCACCTAGTGTCACAGATGACACCATGAACAGTGTCAAGAATGACACCCATACAATCAGTAACAATATTAATACAATACAAAACAATTCTTTAGAGACTGAACCACATGGTGAAGAGGAAGTGGATCAAAACGGCTTTGAGGATGAATTTTGGATTTATCCTTCATCCATACAAGACGCTTCACGCAGAATGATGGTCCAATCATACATCCAAGCACACTATCACAGAATGACTGAATCAGATCGACAAAGAATGTTATATCCAGAACTTGCAGAACCAATTTGGAGTACACAACAATGAAGACCCTCAAAGACGCATTATCAGGAGATTGGCTTGACAGTCTCAAGAAGAACGCAATCAAGACCCATATTCCAAAGCCTAAAGTGATTCATCATCGAAACTTGGAGAAAGCAAACCTCCTTCAAAAAGAAGTGGTCAATGGAGTTCCTCAAATCAAGATCAATCTCTTATCCTCCTGTTCATACAATGGATGCACGTCTTCACACTCAGGAATCCATACAAGACAAGAAACACGCTACATTGATGATCTGATTGAATACAAGCCCGTAATGATCAAAGGAGAGGATGGAGAGAAGGTGGAGGATAAATCAAAGCGTCCATCCAACTTGATTGAAGATGAAGGATTGTGGATTCCAATCCAAAGAGAATACAAGTTTGGTATTCCATGCAAGTATTGTGGATTGACCAATAAATACCTAATGAGGTTTCAACAATCAGGACTCACTTCAGACGCAATCAATAAACACGTTGGAAACTACGACTTCGAGGAAGGCTTGGAGCAGAAGGCCTTGGACTTTGTAAATGGAAACATCCAAGGGGGAATGGTTTATGGTCCTCCTGGTAATGGAAAAACACATCTACTTTGTGCCATTGCTAGAGAGTTAATCTGGAAAGGTAAGAAGGTTAGATTCGTTTCACATCAACAGCTCCTTGAACAGATCAAGCAATCTTTTGATAAGAATAGCAGTGTAGTTGATCCTCGATACTCTTGGCTTGATGGAATTGATGTGGTGATGTTTGATGAACTCGGATTCTTTAGAATGAATGAGTGGTCAAAACAGACAACCAATGAACTGATTCATGCTATTCATGCTGCTGGTGTGCAAGTGCTGTTTGCATCCAATCTCACACCAAGAGAGATGAAGAACAAGTTTTTAGATATTCGCTCTTTGTCGAGAATTGGCGAAATGTGCAAAGACTTCAGGCATGAAATGAAAGGAAGTGATAGAAGAGGAAATGGAGATTTCTGGAAATAAAAAACGCCACTAGAAGGGGGATTCTAGCAGCGTTCTTCACAAAACCTTGATGGTGAAAAGGAACACACCAACGTTTCTATCTGTACCAATCCAAAGATAACATGTCAATCCTTCTTATTCAACTGGTGTTCCTGAAGCGTCTCCACCTTAGCAATTCTCTCTCTCATTTTATTAACTTCTGTCCATAGTTCAACACGTCCTTCTCGACAGATATTCGAGTTTTGAACCACTTCAGTTTTCACCACTTCCAAAGCTTGCTGTAAGCGTTCCAACTGTTCAACAGTTTTTCCAAGTGTTCGTGCTGCATAGAAGATCAAAGAACCAACAGACGCAAGCAAGCCGACAATGTGCCATATAGAATCGAAATCAACAGACATAAAATATCCTTTCAGTTGTTTGATTCAATGATACTGTTTTTTCGCTTTGATACAATCAAAAATCATGCTAGTGTGTTATGTGTTTACATATCATATAAAGGCAAGATGACATGAAAAAGGATTTAATTGTTCGGGTTCCAATCACTATGTTTGATGAACTCACAGAAACAGCAAGACAAGAGAACAAGCCACGCTCTTACCTGGTAAGAGAGATTCTTCAAATTGGACTCGAGAAGAGAAAAGAGAAAGCCAATGCTAAACCAAATTAATCTGATTGGACGTGTTGGACATACTCCTGAATCTGATTCAAGCAAGAACGGAAAAGTCTTCACTCGATTCTCCATTGCAGTCAATGATCAGATCAACAAAGATGAGGTTCAATGGTTCAACTGTGTGGCCTTTGGTAGAAGAGGTGAATACATTGCCAAGTACATCTCAAAAGGTAATAAGGTCTACATTGAAGGCAAGATGAAATCCAAGATGTTCAACAATGGAATGTCTAGTGAAGAGAAATGGAGAGTCATGGTTGACAAAGTAATTTTATTGGAGAAGAAGAATGAAAGTTGAAGAAATCGATACATATCGAATCAAAGAACTTGATATTGAAATTCATGAAATACTCTTAATCATGGATGTTTCAAGAGAACTCTTAAAACGTGCTAAACCAGTCTATCAAAAGATTGAAGCATTGCTCGAACAAGAGAAGAAGAACCGAGAAGAAGAGATTCGTTCTTTATTGATTGAGGTGGATGATGAGTAATGAAAACCTTTCAGCTTTAGCGGCTCGAGAAGCATTGATCTCTGATCTAAACTCTAAGAGCAAAAAGAGCAAATCAACGCGCGCGACTAAATACACCAAGATCAGGGCACACAATATCTGCTCCAACATTGCAAGTGGCAACACACTCAGAGCAGCTGCCCTTGCAGAAGGAATCAGTGAAGCTACTCTCCATCGATGGAGAAACGAAAAAACGGACTTTGCAAAAATGGTTGAGCAGGCTATTGGAGTAAGTGAAGCAAATCTAGTCCAAAAGCTTACTTCTTCAGAAGATTGGAGAGCAGCAGCATGGATCCTGGAAAGACGTTTTCCTCAAACTTGGTCGAAGAAGGACCATATTGATATGCATGTTTCGAGATCAGAAGGCCTTGAGGAAATCAAGATGATGATTCAGCAAACAGACCATCTTCTCAACATTGAACGAACTAACGAAACCGAAGAAAAGGATTGATATGATTATTGACACACCACCAGCACACCACCAAGAACTTCATCACCATTGGGAGAGATGCAATGCACAGATGAAGATCTTTGGTGAACAAATCCAAAAGAGTCAACGCAAGACCCTTGGATATATTCGCAAGCTTGGAGATGCACTGCTTGAAGCTGCTCGAATCGAGTATCAAATCAGTAAGCATGAAGAAGACTCTGATAAACTAAAACAATCTGCTTTTGCTTTAGACTATGCAATCAAAAAGGGGAGTCAATCAACAGGCTTATCTCGAGATCTCTTGCGTGCTGCTTTTTGGGATGCTTCTAAACGTGATCATGATCCAGATGGAGAATCCATTGGTTCATCCAGGATGGACTTGGAAAACTATCATTATCAAGCAAACAAAGTCCTCCCTCTCTTCTTCGATCAACGCAATGAAACAGACCTGAATCAGATCATTAGTCTTGGAAAGGACAATGATCCAAAGCGGATTGCGAATCAAGTTTACCTGGTAGACTTTGGAAAGACCTTCAAGGTTGGAAAAACATGTGATGGTCCACAAAGATTTAATCAGTTAAAAGTTCAGCTTAATGTGGATGAGATTAAACCCTATTTTATCCGAGAGTATGCCAATGCTGGAAAGATGGAGAATATGGCTTTGAACTTCTTAAGAGCAGAAGGCCTTTCAATCACATCCTCCAAAAAGGAAATCTTCTTGAAGCATCCACCAGCCTTCCAACATGTTTACAATCTCCTTTCAGGTAATCCAACTGAAGAGTATGAGTTTGTAAGTGTGGAGCTGACCAAGGCACAAAAAGAACTCACATCTGTTCTTGTCAACTGCAGAATTGTTACAGATGTGGATGGATATCGAAAAGTAAAGATCCAAGAATGGAGTTCTGAAATCGTATCTATTGGATATTATCATTTCAAAGATCCATACTTCTTCAAGACAGACTCTCCAAGCTTTGTGAACGATATGATTGATACTTATCTTCAACTTGGATTGAGTGAAGTTGACCTGAGAGTGAGAGAATACATCCTAAACATTATCCAAATTCAACGAGACTATGGAAGATTCAATGCAAGTATTTAATGAAGAGTTGACCGTCCATCCATATGCAGACTGCTATCCAATGATCAGTGGTGAAGCTTGGTGTCGATTCTGTGAGTCCATCATGGAGAGCAAAGGACCACTCCAAAAGATCGTTGTCTGGAAAGACCAAGAGCGAAACACAACCTGGTTGATCGATGGAAGAAACCGATTGAAGGCTTGCCAAGATCTTCGAATCCAAATCAAGGAAGCAATCTACAAAGACTTCCAAGATGATGATGAGGTGAGAACCTTTATCAATGGGATTAATGAGCAAAGAAGGCATATGACCAAGCAACAAAGAACTGCGGTTGCGTTGGAGATGATGAAGGTTCAGAAGGAACTTGGAAAGAAAAGGATGAGTAAAGGTGGATCTCATACCAAGGAAACTTACTCGGAAAAAGGTTTGAACAATTGTTCAAACCTTTCTTCTCATGATTCAAGGAAGATTGTAGCTGAAGAATTGGATGTGAATGTTGGAGAAATCACAAGAGCCAAGATCATCCAAGATAGAGGGACGAAAGAAACCTTTGAAGCGTATAAGCAAGGCCTTGCTTCTACCAATGCCTTACGCTTGATTTCTGATCTTCCTGAAGAAGAACAAGTGGAGATTGTCAACCAAGGCAAAAAGGCCATTAAGGAAAAGGCGAGTGAGATTCGAGCAATCAAGAAGAGGGAGAAGCTAGAAGCAATCCATCCTTCACAGCGTCCTACTCAAGATCTTGGCTATCAGATCATAAAAGGAACTCACCATAGTACAATGGTGATTGACTGTGCTGTGATGACTATTGACGGACGAAAGAGAATGAAGATCCAAGTTGACCAAGAGTATTGCAATAAGATCATTGCACTCTTAAGACAATCAGATTGGTTTAATGGATGAAGTACACTTGCTGCCCTCTATGCAAAGACGTTGAAGAGATGCTTACTCGATGTAATGAGGAACGCATGGACCAGCTGAAGAAGTACGCTTATCGATTCACGGTAAATGATGATGATGCAATGGACTTGATTCAGGAATCGTTTTTGAACGTCTGGAAGAAAAGGCACTCTCTCCACTTCGAGCATCTTAACGGATTGACCAAGTTCATCAAACAAGACATTTATTGGAAAGCAATCACTATGAAGCAAAAGCGAATCAAGAAGAGTTCAACCTTCTCAGATGCAGATGCAGAATCCATTGGCCGCCTTATGCCTTCTCACTTGACTGCCGATTTGAGGGATTGGGAAAGATTCGTCCATCAGGCTTGCATTGGAAAGTCAATCCAGTTCTCCTTGATTGCACAACTCAAGTTTGTTCAAGAGTATAGAAATATGGATATAGCTGAAATGATTGGATGTTCTAAGATTGCAATCAACACTTACGTTTCAAGAATCAGAACGCACTTGAAGGAGCATTTAGAGAATGCAGTTACAACTCAATGATCTTCAACAAAACATCATTGCAAGAATCCGTAAACAGGATAAAGTGATAAGCGCGCGGTGTGGATGGGGTTCAGGTAAAACAAGTGGCTTGGTCTTTGCTCTTTGGTTCATCTCTCGAATAAGACCTGGTACATCCTCATTGCTCATCACTGATACTTCTCCACGTTATAGATCTGTTCTTGGTCCTGAGCTAGAAAAATGGCTTGGTCCGATTGGATGGACTTTCAACAGCTTGGAGAGTAAATGGACTGATCCAATCACAGGCTCTTCAATATGGTGCCGTTCTTACTTTCGCCCTGGTACAAGAGAAGCAACTCACAATCCTTTGGAGGGATTAAATATCACAAGTGGAGTGGCCTTGATCGATGAATGCCAAACCTTCCAAACTGATGAAGTTGCACAAAAGGCCCTTGGTCGTTTAAGAAGTGGACCTTCACCAATCCTCATTCTAGTTGGTCTTCCTGTTAGTGACGCTTGGTGGTGTCAATTATCGGAGAAGGCTGGATATAATCCATTGCTCTTCACTTCCTATGTCAATCAAGATAATCTTTCAGATGAATGGTTTGAAGCAACTAAACTTCTTCCTGAAGAAGAACGTCTTGCAATGGTCATGAATGAACCAAGGCCACCAACGGGATTGATTTATAATGAATGGACTTCCTCTCATGTCATAGATGACTTTGTTTACCAGGAAGAGATGAAAGGAAGAATTGCCATTGACTGGGGATTCAGAAAACCAAGTGTGTTGATTATGGTCTATGATGAAGAGCGAGAAGCAACCATCATTGTTCATGAAATCAATCCTCAAGAATGCACGGTGGAGGAACTCGCAAGGAAGATTCTCTTGATAGCTTATCCAAGGACCTTAGCACACCAAGCACCAGGTAAACGGATATGGTTAGATGGAGGTGTTGCAGATAAAGCTGGAGCAGCTCGAAATGACCAAACTGGAAGAAGTGCCTTTCGAGAGATGAGAAAGCAACCTAATCAAGGAGGAATTGGCCTTCCTCTCCGTTTCACTACTGATCCATTAATGACCAATGTGTTAAATGGAATCCAAAAAGTAAAGCGTGCAATCAACCAAAGGAAGTACCTATGCACTAGGGAAGTGTGGAGGAATGGAGAAAGAGCAACAGGCAACAGCTTCAGAAAAGCAATCCTCTCCTATGGATGGACACCAACCAAGGATGAACCGAAGAAGGATGGAAGGGAAGACCCTTTAGACGCTCTTCGATATGATTGTATTCTTCACTATTGGTCTGAACTCTCTCTTCCTTCAATGGCAAGATCCAAGCCAAGAACCAAGGCTTCCATCCAAAAGAGAAGACAGAATAAATTTAGAAATTTCTAGGCAGCAAAAAAGCCCTATGACCAAAAAATAAACCAACGTGTTCAAAATCTAAGCAGTTTAAATCTTAAAAAAAGGAAATGGTCATAAGGCTTTTAGCTGTTATATCCCATTGATCTCTTCAGAACAATAGTAAAAGGTCTTGCTGTATGGAGATAAATGGCATGAATCCGTCACGATTCAGAACTAACTACACACTAAGACGAGTCTACAATATGTAAATAGATAAACAGCAAGACCTTTTCAAATTAAGTAACACTTCTTGACTTGAGATGCAATATCTTTTACTTGACTAATGTTTGACAGTGTCACTAATGTCACCCTCTACTTGACAACGTCACACAAAAGAAACAATAATTATATTCATGAGGTACATTCATGAACAGAGACGACACAAGAGACACACCATATCATAAAGCCTTGTTTCCACGTTTTACTACTAAAGGTATTAGTGGAACGCAGCTTTCAGGTGGAAAGATCACAGGCAAAGAACGCAATCCAAAGTTAACTGGAATCAACTGGATTCGAGAAGCTGAAGATATGCTGCAAACTGATCCTGTTGTTAGACGCTCTTGGCACATGTTAAGACAGACTCTCTTAAGTGCGTCTTGGAGGTTTGTTCCTGGTGTTGAGAATGATCCAGTCTCAGAAGCCCTTGCAAGTTATGCGAATGAAGCTTTTGGCTTTGATGGTTTCGCCGGTCAAATGTCGATTTCTTGGGAAGAGCAATTATCCTATTTATGGGAATTTGTGCCTTTTGGATATCGATATGCAGAAGAGATTTATAAGGTTGGACCTGATTCCAATGGTAAAGTTAGAGTGTGGCTTGATTACTTTGCTGATAGAGAACCCTCAGCACACAACCAATGGCTTTCTCAAGATGGTCAACACTTAGACGGAGTTATTCAAAATACCGTTGGCTATACCTATACACCTGAACCGATTCCAGCAAACAAACTCCTTCTTCTCACCTTGAACAGAACAGGATCGAATTTTGAAGGCATTGGAATGCTGCGTCCTGTGTGGTGGTGGTGGAGGACCAAGCAAAGAGTTTCAAATCTCATGTGCGTTGGGTTGGAGCGTTGGGCCATACCAACACCCAAGGTGAAAGTAGACCGTTCACAAGCTGAACAGCAAGGATTGACTGATTCAGATCTTTCAGCAATGATCGATGATGCTGCTGACCAAGCACAGGCCTTCCTTGCAACAGAACAATCTTACCTGGTTGAATCTCCTGTAATTCAATTTGACTCGTATGGAATGACACCAAATCTTTATTCTCAAGGTCCTCTCGACATTATCAAAGAATGTGATAATCAGATTTCTCAAGCCTTCCTTGCTCAATTTGCTAATCTCGGTATTACGGATTCAGGAGCAAGATCAGTTGGAGAAGTTCACCTTTCTGTTTTCAGAAGAGCAGCAATCAATCTTTGTGATATCGTTGCTTCTCAAATTAGTGGACAAGACAGAAGAGGTGGAGGAACGATTGGACGCTTGATTAGATGGAACTTTGGTTACATCGATCCATCCAAATTACCAAGACTCACACATACAGGATTAGACACTGATGATCTTGCTGAAAGTCTCGCAATGCTTCCTGGTCTTGTTCAGTTTGGCCTTCTCACTCCTGATAATGAACTCGAAAGAGCAATCAGAGAAAGACTTGGTGCTGGTGATCTTCCTGAAGAAGCAGAAAGAAGTGCAATGGATCGAACCTTAAAACAAGGTGGAGGTGTTGCCTCTCTTGCTGAAACTCTAATGAGAAGGAAGAAAGCCAATGGTTAAGAAGATCAGAGTGAAGAAGAAACGCACACAAGCACAAACACCCGCACCCAAGAAAGATCAGATCACAGGATCGAAGAAGAATCCAAAAGGATCTGCAAGTGGTGCAAGAGGTGGAATTGAAATCTCTGATTCAGCTGTGAAAACGCTTGAAGGCTATCGAGATGAACACAATGAAAAGTATTCAGCCAAATCAAAGAAGGTTGATCTTGGAACACTCAAGGCAGTCTTTAGACGTGGAGCTGGTGCTTTTTCGGCTTCCCATAGACCACAAGTCACTTCCCGCACTCAATGGGCTTTAGCTCGAGTGAAAGCTTTCCTCAAGTTGGTTGGAACAGGACAAAGAAAGAAGTCTTATACTACAGACTTGGATCTGCTTCCAAAAGGCCATCCTCAAAGAACTGAAGAAAAGAAGAAGGCTGAACTCTTCTCTATTCCTGATAAATACTCACACATTGATTTCACTCCACCAAAGGGAGTACAAGAAGCCGCTAAACGTGGTCTTGAAATCCGAAGAAGTAAACCTGAATCTCAAAGAGGTGGAACTGAAGTTGGTGTTGCTCGAGCAAGAGACCTCTCCAACGGAATCCAATTAAGTCCTGATACAGTGAAAAGAATGCTTGCATACTTCACAAGGCATGAAGTGGACAAGCAAGGATCGACTTGGGATGAGCAAGGAAAAGGCTTCCAAGCTTGGTTGCTATGGGGTGGTGATCCTGGATTTACATGGTCTCGAAAGGTCGTTAATCAGATGAAAGCAGCTGATACAAAAGCCAATAAGCTTACAGCTTACTCAGAGATTTCACTCTTGAATGAAATCAAAACTTATGATGTACCTGACGGATTGACCATTGGGAAACCATTTAAAACTCTTTCACTTGGTCAAGTCTCTTCCAGGATGAACGGCGAACCCATTGGAAAGGAGATCTCAAAAGATCTTCTCTCTGAAATGGTGCGAGTGTTCAACATTCGAAAAGACTCTGATCCTGTGATCATCGATTGGCAACACGCTACTTCACCCTTTCAAGAAGGTGGTGTTGCTGGTCCTGATGCTGGAAACGCTCTTGGAATCATTGTGGACTTAGAAGTAAGAGACAATGGACTTTATGCTGTTCCAGCTTACAATGAAAGAGGAATGAAAGTAGTTAAAGACGCTGGTGGAATCTTGTGGTCTTCTCCTGAATATCTGCAAGGTGACATCTTTACTAGGGATGGAGGAGATAAAGTTGGTGATGCTCAACTATTAGCAGTCACTCTTACTCCAAGACCCGCTCAACAATCAGACAAAATTGATCGAATCACTCTTAAGGAGAGTTTAACCATGTATTCTCAAGAACAGTTGAATGCAATGAATCATGATGATTTGGTGGAATATGCAAAACGTGAGCAAGATCTTAATCGTCAAAAAGATGAAATGATTAAGCAACTCGAAAGCCAAATCAAGACCATGAATGAAGACAATGAATCCAAGGTTTCAAAAGACGCTGAAGATCTTAATGAACATTACGGTAAAAATGAACATTATGATGATAAGGACAAAAAGAAACTAGGTGAGCATGACAAAGAAGAAAAGCTTGCTGAACACAAAGACAAAGAGAAAATGAAGGAACATGACGATAAGGAAAAGAAGATGAAAGAACATCAAAAAATGAGTGAGTCTTTGAATCCAAATCTACTTTCTGAAATCCAAGCTTTACGAGAGCAAGTTCAAACCCTCCAAAAAGAGAAGATTGAAGTAGAGAAATCTACAGCTGTGAATCAACTCTTGAGTGAAGGAAAGATCTCACCTAATGAAGAGATTGTTGCTCGAGAAGCGTATGATTTGAAACTTCAAGGACGTGATTCATTTTGGAATATGTTCAGTGAAAGACCATCCAATTCTGTTGTCAATATGTCAACCATTGGTCACGGTGCATCTGGTCAAGAGATCAATAAAGAAAGCCTTCATCTTAAAGTTAAGAAATTAAGTGAAGATAAGGGAATCAGTTATAGCCAAGCCTTGACTGAATTCCGAAGTTCTAACCCTCAAGAATACAATCAAGCCTACGGAGTTTAAGAAATGCAAACTCAAAATATCGTTGTAAGTTTTGTGGCTGCTGAAGCCATCACTGAATTTGCTCTTGTTTCTATCAATACAGATGGAAAAATTGTTATCACTGATGCTGGAAATGACGCAGCTTGCGTTGGTGTTGCTCAACGTGCATGCTCAACAGGTGAAGTCACTGACGTACTTATTCATGGAATCACTCAAGTGATTGCAAGTGCTGCCTTGACTTTTTCAAATCCTCTCTTTGCTGCGACTACCAACGGACAAGTGAAAGCAAGTGCTTCAACTGAATTTCCTGTATGTCGTCTTATTCCAAACATCAATCAAACTGCATCTAGTGGAGCGGGTGAGCAACTTACTGTTTTGTTCACTGGTCCATCTGTTGTGAAATAAGGAGTTTAACCAATGGCTTCATCTTATAGTAATTTACATCCTGTTGATAATGTCTTAACTAGCCTTGCTGTTGAAGCGATCCCTAGTGATTCACAACTCATTGCTGATCAACTTTTTGAGAAGGTCAACATTCCTGAACGCAGTGGAACCCTCTTGGTTGAGAACACTCGTAATTTTATGGGAAGTCCTGAATTGGATCTTGAGCGGGCTCCAGGTGCATCTCGCACTATGATTGGTTCTTTCGATCGAACTTCCTTGACTTACAAAGCCAAGATCTATTCTGCATCTGATAGCATTGCCATGGAAGATATCTTCGATTCACAATATCCTGGTAGTGAAGAAGGTCGTATTGTTCGCAAGGTTGCTCGAACCATGAAACTTGCAAAAGAGAAGCGTGCTGCTGATCTCCTTTTTGATGCAAGCAATTTTGCAGCTGCAAGCAAGGCCAACGCTAATGCAATCCCTGGTGGAAAAGGTGTTAAGTTTAATGCTGCTGGTGCTGAACCTTTGAGTGATCTCCACATTGTAAAAGATCTTGTCTTTGCAAACTCACATGGAATTAATCCTGATACTCTCGTTCTTGGTCGTGAAGTCTTTCGTGAGCTTGCACGCAATCCAGAAATGCGTGGATATGTTGGAGATGCGACTGCTGGAATTGCAAGTGGAAACCTTCTCTTGAATGATGAAGCAATCATCCAAGTCTTGCGTAATGTTCTTGGCATTCCTAACGTCTACGTTGGAGCAGCTCGACGTGAGACTGCTGTACCTGGTGCAACTTCTTCAGAAGGCTATATCTGGACTGGTGATGCAATCTTTATGGGAATCATGAAAGGTTCTGATGCAATCGTTTCTAAAAGTGGAAACGTGAAGGCTATGCCTGTAACTGCTCTTGACTTTGAATTCCGTGGAATGCAAGCTGGTCAATATGATTCTCTCGATATGGTACGTCGTTATGTTTGGGCTGAACAAATCAACCAATTCAAGATGATTGATAGTTCATTTGGATATCTCGTATCTGACTGCCTCTAAGAGTAAATGAATGTTTTGCTGTTTCAATGAACATGATCACATCCTTCTTGCTGAATCCGTTGATGCTGACCAAAAGGCTATCCAGGATTTAGAGAATCAGTTGAAGAAACAGCGTAAACCACTTGCTCAAATAACACGTTCAAAGATCAAAGAACTGAAAGCTGAAAAGCGTGCTGCCGATAGGTTTGGAAAAGCCTATTCTAAAGCATCCAAGAGACTGTTGAATCAATTAAGCAATATGCTTGAACAGACCAATCCTTCAGTCTTACTTGACCTTGAGAAAGATCAATTAGTTGAACTTGTTCTTCAAGGTGGATTTGCTGAATCTATAGAAGATTTTATAGATCAGCAGAATAAAATGTTGGAATCCATAAATGATTCCATGAAAGCGGTTGATCCAACCTTCACTCCACTATTTATTGATGGAGAGATTGATGCACTAAAAACTCTGACTGTTCAGAATGTTTTTGATGATATTGTGATTCCAACCGTTTCAAAGAATATGAGAGATTCACTTCTTTCAATGGTAGTCGATACTCCAAAAGATGTGGCCATATCAAACTTAGCACAGACTCTTGAAAGAGGTGCTGGAACGCTTCAAACTGAAGTGAGGACTAAGATTGCACAGTTTGGAAGATCTGTGAACATGGTTGCAGCTGATTCGGTTGGAATGGACTTGTTTTTATATACTGGTCCAATGGATGGAGAGACAAGATCATTCTGTAGAGAGTTGGTGAATAAAGTAGTTGATCGAACTCAACTTAGTCAACTTAATAACAATCAAGGATTATCTGTGCGTTCAAGTGGAGGTGGTTGGAATTGTCGACATTCTTGGAGTCCAATTACTGAATCCTTTATGAAGCTTGCTGACCTTGAGAAAGCAACAGACGCAGATATTAAAGAAGCCAATTCAAGAGCAAGGAAACGTAAATGAGAAAAGCAGTTTTAAATAAAGATTATGTTTTTGATTGGAATGCACCAGCACCGATTTCAGGAACTCCAACACTTTCCTTGAACTCCATCACTTATACGTTTTCACAGTCTCGAGCAGATGCAACCGTTTCAGCTGTTGCCAATGATCGAAGAACATTGACAGTTGATAATCAGGCAACAGGACTGCAAAGAGATCAGATGAAGGCTTTCCTCATTACCAATGGAGATACCTTCTACACTGTGACAGTGGTGAGAGTGGTTGGAACAACTGCGGTTCTTGCTGAACCACTTCCAAGAGAGATTGACCTCTCCACAAGTGGAACTCTTCAATTTGCTCTTTGGTCTACTACCATCCTTTCTTCTGCAACCGTTCTTTCCACAGCAAACACCTATCCTTTTGTAATCAACTTCACAACTGATCAAGGTGCGTTAAATCATGATCGAATTGAAAAGGGATTGTTCAAATCAACACCAAGACCTTTCCAAACTGGATTGAATCATGATGATTTGGTTGATCTCTTTGCACCTTTAGCAGATATGATTCCAAGAAGACAAAGTGATTTTAAGCCACAAATCCAAGGTGCTTTGGATGAAATCATCATGCACATTAGAGACGTAACCATTCCTCAAGATGCAACCGAAGATGAAGTCTTTAATCCTGAACAGTTCAAACTTGCTCATGCTTATTGTACAGCAGCCTATATTTATGAACAGAATCTTCAATTGGATGTGGCTTCAGAAATGCGCACACGTTGCCAAGAGTTGATGGAAGTAGCCTTGCGTTCTCTTGCCTTGGATGTGGATGGTGATGGTGTAATCGATGATGGAGAGTTAAACAGGAGGGAATCAGGAGGAAAGACAACAGACTTTCGAGCATCCTGGAAGACCTACACAAGAACGTCCAATGATTCATTCTTCACATCTTCAAGAGGGATGAGACATTAAATAGGAACTCATTTCCTATTTAGGAGTTTAACATGCCTTCCAAAGTAAAACTGAATCTTCCAAAGCAGATCTGGACTCGAGCAGACACACTGCGTCTTGCTCAAGATACACTGGCTTCCATTAAGCTAAGAACAAGTAGAGGAATCGATTCAAATGGAATCAAGTTTGATGATTACTCTGAAAAGAAGATCTACATTCCATTAAGGAAGGGAACAGGGGCAAGGCTTAAACCTAAAGGGGGCGAACTCACTCCATCTGGAAAGTCCATGAAGTTTACAGGTGGATATAAAGAGTACAAGGAGAAATCAAGAAGGAGAGGAAGTTCAACCGATTCAGCAGAAGTTGACTTGGTGCTTTCAGGTATATTGATGAATAATCTGATTGTCTTGCAAGCAACTGAAACCTTCTTTGTGATTGGCTTAACCAACCATGTGAAATACTATGGATATGCAGTCAATGAAAAGCGTGAATATTTAGGCTTATCTAATCAAGATGTTCAAATCTTGGTTGCTGTAGTTCAAGATGTGATTGCACGAAAAATTGAAAGAGGAAGATAATGTCACAAGGTATATTCTCAGCAACTGAAAAACTTGAGAACATGATTGAAGCAATCTCACCAAAAACTGATTCACATCATGGATTTATTGCAATCCAAACTGGAAACGGAAGAACCGCACCTCTCGAGCAAAGACCACATTCAACACGTTATTTTGAAATCAACACAATCAACTTTGCTAGTGATGATGGAGAAGCGGGACTGAGTGGAAGAAAAAGAACATCTCTTGAACTCAGAGTACGCTATGATATTCCACAGGACCTTGGATTCTTGAAACGCTTGATCAATGAAGATGCTTCTAAGTTGATCGATACTCTTAAAGGTCCTGATTATGATTTAGTTAATACAGGGATTGTTTCATTGATTCCTGGTAATCCATCAACACAACCAATCCAAGACATAAACGGAGCTGTAGAAGCAATGGTCCTTCTGCTTCCTTTTGATCTACTTTACTTAGAAGGGTAAACAAATGGCTGTTACACATCGATCGATTAGCGTTGCACCTGAAACCTCCTTTGGTTCTCTCAATGCAACAACCAACCTTCCATCTACATCAGGACTTACTTTCATCAGTATTCCTTGTGAACGTGATCCAATTATCATCTATGGTGAACCCGTTGCATCAGAACGCAATGATGCTCGAGATGGATCTTATGGCCTTCCACCTGAACCTGATACTGTTTATTCAAGTGGAAGCCGCGTGCGACGGAGAACAGGACAAGTTCAGATTCGTTTAGACTTGACCACCATTGGAGCGACACCAGCAAACTATGATTCAAACTATCTCGGTTACTTGCTTGGTGCTGGATTCCAAACTGCAAAGCATACTATGGCAAGCGATACTCCTTCAGCTGTTGCTTCTGAGAACTCCTTCACTCCAACCGTTGCAAGCACTCAATATGCTGTTGGTGCATTGGTTGGAATTGAGAAGAATGGAATTGCTGAATATAGTGCGGTGACTGACAATGATGATTCAGGTGATGTTTCCATTTCACCAGCCTTTTCAGCTTTGACCACTTCAGATACGATTCGAGCCTTACAAACTTGGTATCCAGGAAGCCGATCACAAACAGGAAACAAAGTCTCTTCCATTGCTTTTGAAGTAAATGGTGTGGACTTCAAGTCCATGTGCTTTGGTTGCGTGCTTGAATCCATTTCGATCTCGCTTGATAGTGGACGGGTAATGGCTGACATGACCTTCCAAAGTGCGTGCATCCAGGATGATCATGCAAGTGCGGTCTCTCCTGTTGAACCCTCCTACAATGCTGGAAGCCCTCCTTTCTTTCGAGGGTCTTATGTTGTTGTCTCAACAGGTTCTCCAACTTCACTCACCAATGCAAGTTCCACAGGTGATGAATTAGCACGCACTAAACTTGACTGTGAAGACTTCACCTTGACCATCACTAATACCTTGACTCCTTTAGGCCATAGTGACACTATCCTAGCAATGTCTGATATGGAGATCTCAGACGTGGATGTTGAGTTGACTCTCACACTGTCTTCTCCAACCACAGCATTGAACAATGACTATTTCAATCGAACTTTACGCCAAGTATTAGTTGGAACAGGACCAATCGGAAATGGAAAAGGATGTGCTTTCATGCTTCCAGCTGCCTACCTAACTAATGATGCTTCTGCTTATGATGTAAGTGGAAATGATATTGTTCGTCAAACCTTAACCTATAAACAATCTCGATTTGGTGGAGATGTGGTTTCTGATGACCAAGCAGCCAACGCTGGAAACTCTCCACTTCGGATTGCTCTTGGAGTGTAATTAAAATGGCTATTTCCTTTCTCACAGATGCAAACTCAACCATTGATGTTTTCCTTTCCTTTGATCCATCCATTGAACTGAATGAGGAACAGAGAAATGAATACTTGACCACAGGTGCATTCAATGGCATTGCTCGAGATGATGCAACCAAGTTTACTTTGAAAGCACTATCTCCATCTGAGAGAGAGGAAGCCGAAATCAAAGCGGGTTCTTTCACCCGTTCTGAATTGGGTCGGTTCTTGTGGATGGAATCACCATCCAACGATAAAGACAAAGCCCTATGGCATCACCAACTAACCGAGGAAGAGAAACAGGCTTTTGCAAGCTACCAAGCTTACATCAACAATGTGTACTTGGAAATGATTCGAGCTTCCCTTCAAGCGGTTGATGGAGAATCTGCAACACTCGACACAATTCAATCCATTCGTCCTGAATCTCACAGAGTTCAAGCAATCACTGAATTGGTTCTTCACATCCAACGAATTTCTCTTCTTGGTGATTCGGGAAAATAGCACTTGCCTCTTCTGTTTGGATTCCATTTAGCAATGGAAGAGGTTGGAATTGTGATCAATGTAAGTCTAAGAAAGGCCTAAGATCCTTAAGAGGAAACTGCGGTGGACCTTTCAAAGAAGGTCTTCCTTTATCTGATACAGATGAAGATGGACGTTTTATTCATGGATATAGGGTTGCACCAAACTGCGGTGAAGCCTATTCTGATTTAAAGATTCGATCTTGCCCTGTTGCTGATATGAACAGACTTGCTTCTGTGATCACAGCATTTAATAGACACCAATCAGGCTTGATCAGACTAAAAGAAATGTTTCCTTCTCCAACGTGTGCAATCATTGAAGCTTTTGATATACTTAATCAAAACACTTTGGAACTTCAAAGAAGACACCATGAACAACAGATGAAAGAGTTCAAAAATGGCTGAGAATCAAATTGAAATTGAGGTTGAATTAACAGGAACAGATAAGGTGGAAAAGTCCATGAAAGGACTTGAGGAAGGTCTTGAAGGAATTGGTGAAACAGGATCAAGACTTGTAAAGGTTATGGGTTCAACTAATGAACAGCTTGGAGAAGGTCTTGAATCTGTTGCTGGATCAGTTGGAGAGGTTAGGGAAGCATTTACACAACTTGGAGGATCGATTAAGAATCTTGGAACATCAGGAATGAGTGGAATCCTTTCTTTGATTGGTCCTCTTGGTTTGTTGGTTGGTGCTGGTGTTGCTGTGTATGAAACCTTTAGACAAATCACAGGAGCTGCACAAGAAGCAGAAGAAGCACAAGAAGCAATGGCTGCCGCGGCTGGTGATCTCCAAGGAAGGCTTGAATCACTTGCTGAAAGTGGTGTGATCTTAGCAACTGACGAAATGGAAAAGTTCTCAATGGCTGTTTTAGAATCACAGTTTGTAAAAGAACGGATTCAGAAAGCTCAAGAGAAGTTTGGAAAGAATTTTCAACTGATCAGAGAACAACAGCAAGCATTAAGAAAAGCAACTGAAGAACTGACTTTTTCAGAGAGAGTCTTTGGCAAAGAGCATAGAGAAACAGTTAAAGCACAAGAAGCAGTTATTAAAGCTCAATACGCTTTGGAAGATGTTCGATTTGTTGCAAGACGAAATATTCAATCATTCAATAAAGAATTAAGGTCTTACTTAGAAATCACTCGAGCGGTTGCCGAA